CGCCTGCACAAAGGAGCCATACCAGTTTGTTCCATCAGCAAAGAAAGACAATATATCATATCGTGTTGTAGCCGATCCCGCCGTGATTGTCGGCGCTGTGTTGTTAGGCCATTTAACACTGGTAAACGTCGCCGTGTAAGCAGACGATCCAGTATTGAGAATTAGAACAAAAGATTTACCCGCAGTTGCTGTCGGCATCGTAAAGGTGCAGTTGCCAGTAAGCGTAGCAGTCTGAACCGTGCCATTCGTTAAATCAATCGTCTTTGACGTGCCAGTATTACCAATTGCGACAACAGCTTCTGTGTAGTTCGTGATTGTTGGATTGGTGCCAAATACAAGCGCGCCTGTGCCTGTCTCATCAGTAACAGCCGCAGCTAAGTTGGCTGATGATGGCGTAGCGAGGAACGTCGCAACGCCTGAACCAAGACCACTCACGCCAGTAGAGATTGGTAAGTTAGTGCAGTTCGTCAGCGTGCCGCTTGATGGCGTCCCAAGTGCGCCGCCATTAACGACAAAAGCGCCCGCTGTGCCGACATTAACGGCAAGAGCTGTAGCAACGCTGGTTCCTAAACCACTAACGCCTGTGCTAACTGGCAATCCTGTGCAGTTCGTAAGCGTGCCAGATGTCGGCGTGCCAAGAATAGGCGAAATAAGAGTTGGCGTATTAGCAAATACAAGAGCGCCAGATCCTGTTTCGTCCGTCACGGCAGAAGCTAGATTTGCCGAAGAAGGTGTTGCTAAGAAACTAGCGACGTTAGTTCCAAGACCTGAAACACCCGTCGAAATCGGCAGGCCTGTGCAGCTTGTCAGAGTGCCGCTGCTTGGTGTGCCTAACGCCCCGCCATTAACAACGACCGCGCCTGCGGTTCCGACATTAACAGCTAAAGCCGTAGCGACACTTGTTCCAAGCCCACTAACGCCAGTTGCAATAGGTAGCCCCGTGCAGCTTGTAAGCGTTCCGCTGCTTGGCGTTCCAAGTGCAGGCGTAACGAGCGTAGGTGAAGTAGCAAGAACAACATCGCCTGTGCCAGTGACAGTCTTTTCACCTAAAACACCGGCATTGTCGTAAAGAATACGACCCGACGTGCCGCCAGAAATAGTTGTTGATGCAACCGCCAAACCAGACTGAATGGTTGTCCAAGTTGTGTTGCCTGAACCATCAGTTGTTAACGCCTGACCACTTGTTCCGGCGCTTGTTGGGAATGTTAGTGACCATGCAGACGCATTATTGCCTGCCTGAAGCGTAAGCGCATTAGCACTAGCTGAATTGTAAAGCGCGAACTTGCCTGTTGTCGTCGAAGCAACGCCAAGACCAAGCGTGTATGTCGTTTTGTTGTAGGTAAAAGCCGCCGCGCCACCAAAATTAGCGGAATCATTAAACTGAACCTGCGTGTTCGAGCCGCCAGGTGAGCCGCCGCCTCCTCCGCCGCCAGCGGCCCATGACAGAACGCCATTCGTGTCGGTCTGAAGATAATAACCATTAACAGGCGCAGTTGCAGGAAGCGTCAACGTGTAAGACGCTGATGCGCTGTTAGATGATTTAAGTGTTGCTGAATAAGTGCTTGATGTGTTGGCAAGAACAAGTGAACCTTGTGTTGTTCCTTGCGTGCCAAGCGTAATATCAGACGTAAATGTCGGGCTAGTTGCAAATACTAAAGGCCCAGTGCCTGTCTCATCCGTGACAGCCGATGCAAGATTCGCGCTCGATGGCGTCGCCAAGAACGTCGCAACACCTGACCCAAGGCCGCTAACGCCTGTGCTAATAGGTAATCCCGTCGCATTTGTCAGTGTCGCCGCGCTAGGAGTGCCAAGATTCGGAGTCGTAAGAGACGGACTTGTCGCAAGGACGATACCGCCTGAACCTGTGACATTTTGGCCTAAAGCTGTAGCTACGCCAGTGCCAAAAGACGTGATGCCCGTGCCGCCATTAGCGACAGGCAGCGTGCCTGTCACGCCAGTTGTCAGCGGAAGACCCGTTGCATTAGTCAAAGTCGCCGCAGACGGCGTGCCTAAATTAGGCGTAACAAGTGTTGGTGAAGTAGCGAAAACTAACGAGCCAGATCCTGTTTCATCCGTAACAGCGGCAGCTAAATTAGCGCTAGATGGTGTGCCAAGCCATGTGGCGACACCCGTGCCAAGGCCAGACAGATTGCCGACTACATATCCCGTGCAGTTCGATAATTCGCCGCTGCTTGGCGTTCCTAAAGACGATCCGCGAACGATAAATGAGCCATTCGTGCCGACATTGACAGCCAGAGCCGTCAAAACGCCCGTGCCAGCTCCAGCTAAACTCCCAACCGAATAGGCCGTGCAGTTTGATAAGTCACCGCTGCTTGGCGTGCCAAGCGCAGGTGTCACAAGCGACGGTGATGTCGCTAAAACGATGCTGCCAGAGCCAGTTGTAGTGTTGCCAAGCGCCGTGACCGTGCCGCTTGTTGGCAGCGTCAGCGTCGTCGTGCCAGTCGTCGTAAATGTCGTTGAATATGCGCCTGACGTTATAAATGATGAGCCATCAGCCAGCGTCAGCGTTGCGCCCGTGGCTGGAGCTGTAAACGTAATCTTATTGACAGTGCCGTTTAGGGCTAGATTACCGCTTTTATCGACAACAAAAGAGGCCGTTGTGGCCCCTGTAACGGTCAGATTAAGCAGTTTAGACGACGCATCAGAACTTGTATTGGTAACGGCTAATTTAATGCCGTTCCACGTAGTTGCGGCGTCAGTCCAACTGTCAGTAAGATTATAAATAAAGGCCATTTAAATTACTCGAAGAGGACAGTAACCACAGGATTTGTGCCACCTAGAACAACGTAAAGGCCATTGTTTAAACTAATGCCTTCCGCCGTAAAAATGTAATTTCCTGGCGTAGCGCCCGTAAATTGAGCGATTACAATAGGATCGTTAGTATCCCCGTCAGGCGTGTCATAGACAGCAACCGTTGGTGATGAGCCGGAGCTGACAAAAATGCCTTTGAGCTTGCCAAGACCAACTTTGACCTGTGTTGTAGAGGTCAGTTTCGTATAATATGCCATGATTTCCTCACGCTAGGAATTTCAATTTATACAATGTGCTAAGATATAAGTCCACGATCTCGTCGATTATGTTCTGAATCGCCGTGTCTTCTTTGTCGCACACTTTGTATCGGAGTTTCTCGACCTTATCGAGAGAATCTTCCATAAATTCAACGACATTGTTGGTTTTTTCAGCCGAATGGAGCGTAATTGGCCCGATTAGACCGTGTCTACCTTGGTAGGCTTCAGCCAAATCGTCGGCTAATTCGATCACATTTTCATAAAAACCGCCAAGCGCTTTATGTTTAGCATAGCTGCGCGTGTTTAAATGCACGCTGTGAGTCACATCGCGGGCTAAAAACAGGTGTCCGATAAGGTCAGCGCAGCTCATTATTCTAATCCTGGCAGTTGTGGTTGCATTGGCGTGTTACGAGGCACAATATCGCCTGTGTCCATTGCCGCTGCGACTGTTCCCATTACGATGTCTTGAATCTGTTCAGGCGACAGCCCGCTTTGCATGGCCTGAAGACGTTTTGTCTCTGCGTCATATGCCTTAATCTGCGTATTTTGCTCGTCAATCGCCAGTTTCTGCATGTCGTAGCTTTGCTGCAACTGTTGAACCAGCGCCGCAGTCTGTTCCATCTGGTTCGCCATGTCGTTCATTTGAGCGCGCATCATCTGTGCTTCTGGCGACTCATCTGTATTATCCAAAACCTTCGGATCGAGCGTCTTGGCGAAACGAGCCGCCATCTCCTGCGCTCCAGGCCAGTCCATGTTCTTAATGAATAGATCACCCGCCACGCCCCAGAGCTGCGGGTTGGTCTGCAAGATCATCTGCATCGCTTCCATCGCTTCTTGGCGCTTGGTCGCGTAGCTTGGGCCGGTTGTGACTACCACGTCGTATGTGCCGACTGATGGGTTGTAGATCTTTTCGATGTCCAGACCTGTGATCGGATCCTTGATAACGCGCACTGGTTCTGGCTGATTTGGGTTGATCTTCACCATACCCACTTCGCCGTCGAGTCCGACTATTCTCGCAACGCGTTCCGTGTCGTAGATCTTAGGGATCAGATCTACCAGTTGTCTTGTCGTATATCTGACCGCACGGGCAAGATTGTCCACGTAATGATATGTGGATGTATCGCCTTGGTTTTGCCGAGCCAGAATCGCACGACCCGTCCTCTCGTTACTGGTCGCACCAATTGAGCTGTCGTATTGACCCGTGGTTGATTTGATATCTTCCCCAGCGCCCATTTTGGCCTGGATAAGGCCGGTTTGCGCCATAGGTGGCTGCGCGCGTTCAGGTAATGGAAGAGGATTTCCAGCGCCATCGGTGACGTCGGGATTGACTTCGAGGTAAGGCCAGTTGTTCGTATTGGCCGTTTTCCAGTTTGTTTCGTATCCTTCAAACTGACCCCCATATCCGATAAACGGAGCCTTCGGAGCCAGCGCCAGCATCTCTGCTTCCTGACTGACCCAGTAGTTATACATGCGCTGCGCGTCTTTGGCGTTTCTCACCAAACCGCTGATGTATAGCTGCCCGTCTACCTCAAACTCATTGCCAACCACGCGGATGACAGGAATCCATTTACCCGCCCAATCGCGTTCTTCTAGCACCTCGAAGCCGTTTGTCTTTAGCCACTTCACCTGCCGATGCTCGCTTGTGCGAGACTTCAGCGGCTTGCCAAACATCGCTTTGAGCTGCTTATCCATCGGCGTGCCATCAAACGCCGTCATATTGTCTGGATAGAGATTCAGCTTGCGCTTTTGATGCTCGATATAAAAATACTCGGCAATACGGACGGTTTCCTGGCTCATCCACATGCTGAGTGACTGATCGCCAACACCCTGTGACATCATCACAGAGATCGGCAACGCGTCTGGATAAAGGCGCTCGTATTCTTCTTTCGGAATGTCTTCCGTTATGAAGCACCATTCCGCGTCTGATCCGCATGGATCATGGATCATCGGATCCATATAGACGCTGAAACTGTTACGGACGCGACCGATCTTCAGGTCTTGGTCGAACGAGTCTTCGCGGCAATATTCCGTAAGGATTCGGATATAACCTTCGCCGTAGGTAACTTGATTGTCGCAGGCGGTATCATAAGCAACGTCCGCGTCCGACAAATATTCGATGTGTCTGACAATACCTTGAAAGACTTCTGCGACCGCGACGTCGGCTTTATCGTCCGCTGGGATGACTTTGCCGGAGGGGCGGTTCTGTCGTTGTTCATTTGTTACCAGCCTAACATGCTGTGGCAGCTTGTTAATCGTCAGGCATGGCCGCGCGTTGATCGTTTGGCCCTGCACCGCGCCTCTGGTCGCCAAGACGTCGGCAGGCCATTGCCAAGCATTATCTGGAGAACCTGCCATAAATCGCAAGTCGTCCAGCTCGTCTTCTCTTGAATCTGAATAGGCTGCGCTCGCCACCGTAAAGCGGTGACGCATCGTCGCCAGACGGTCGCCGTCTGGGTTGTCTGATACTTGGCCTGCGCCTTCTACATCACTTGCAGCCACTTTTGCCGCCTTTGCTGCCTTTCTTGGCCGCCGTGCGCTTCGTATCATACGCAATTGCGAGGGCTTGCTTCATAGGCTTTCCAGCCTTTACTTCAGCCTTAAGATTCTTACGAAAGGCGTTCTTCGATGACGACTTAACTAGAGGCATTATTTCTTCCTCGTCTTAGCTGACTCTTTGAACGCTTTCGCTGTCGGTGCGCCTTTAGCGCCTACCTTCCGCATCTTCTCGCCCGATCCGGCTGCGATGCGTGCGCGTTTAGCATGAATATTACTGTAAAGACCTGGTTTACTTGCCACAGTTCCACCTTTTCATACTAGCTTTAGCGCGGTCAGCGTTCTTCGATTTAGCGACTACGCCGCCCATACGCGCGCAAAATGACTTTTTACGGCCTTCGTCTGCTTTAGTTTTAGGATTAGGTGCAGGTGCTTTCAGCTTGCTACCCGTTGCAGCATTATATGCTTTTCGACCAGCTTCAGTCATCCCAGCACCTTCTTTGGTAGTGAGATAATGCCGTCCCGGCCCTTTTGTGGTTTTCCGTATAGCCATTAAGCAGCCTCAAACTTATTATTTTTAGCTATGTTTACGTTAGCCGGTATAATTTGAAGATTGTCTACTACATGCAGCCCTGAGACAGTCTTACCTTGAAGCGGTATAATATGATCTACATGCCAAAGAAAGCCATAAGCCTGCGAAAGTTCATGGGCCAAAGCATAGAATTTCTTTATATCAGCAAAATCTTGATCTGTCAGCCATTTGGGCGTGCGTTGTAATAATGCCGCACGGCGTTTAGCGGTGTGAGCCGCGTATAGCGCTGGATTAAGTTTTTGTCTTTCCAGTTGTTTTTGACGATTTTTATCTAAATTGGCGTGGTAATTGTTCAACGCTTGTTTCTGTCTGGCGTCTTTATTTTTTGCGTAATAGAGTTTATGATCGCGTTTAGCGTCACTAAATAATCTTTTATGCTGTCTACAACAAAATTTTGCGTCGCTACGCATATTCCGTATGTCGGACTCGCAAAATAAACAATATCTTGCCTCTGGTTGAGGCAATAGCTTTTTTTGACGTGCGCAATATTCCGCCGTATATTGCCTAGCCTTTTGTCGGCGTATATCAGCGTTTTTATACGGCACTAAGAGGCCATCCATCCAGACGATGCGGAGCCTTGACCATAGCTGACGCGGCGCTGGTTGTCTACTCGTTGCTCGCGTCTGGCGACAGGAAATGCGAACGTCACCGCTATCGCATCCGCTGCGTCAGGTGAGGCCAGCCCTCTCGACTTCATGTCCTTCTTAGATTCTAGGAAGATGGTGCCCTTACTGTCCGGCTTTATCATAGGCCCGATGAGGTCTGACTTCAAATACCTGTCCTTCGGTATGCTCGCGTCCTTCAGCCACTCTTTCATCGCGCCCCACATCTCTGCGCGCTTGTTGCCATACATCATAGGCTTCGTTGACTTATTGCCGAAGTTCACGCCGCGCACTTTGTAGCGCTGTTCCTTCAGCCGATCCACGACGCCTGCGCCGAGTCCGCCCTCGTCTATGACCACTAGCGCGGGCTTATACTCCTCGATCACGTCGATGACGCGACCCACGACCTCCATCGTGTCGTCGCCACGGTAGCGTCGGATGCTCAGTATGTCGCGGCCCTGCCTTATGGCGATTACGGTAGCGTCGGCACCAAAGCGTGCTGGATCCACTCCGACCACGATGGGCGCGGACTGGTCGGATATAGCGGGACGTTCCATTGCCTCGTCAACCAGCGCG